GTCATAACCAAGGAAACGTACTCGTTCAGCACTGTGTGTGATCTTTGTTTTCTCAGCACTCAACTCTAAATGGTACTGCGTTGATAGAAATTCTCTCAGAATCTCCTTAATTTCTTCACAGTCTTCTCTACTTCCGCTGATTCCAATTAGAAAATCATCAGCATATCGGCAGTATACAAGCTTTTTATCGTCGGACATTCTGGCAGGTGTTTTCAGCTTTTGGCTGCACACCGCTTTATATTCCTTAATTGCCAGCTCACGTTCTTCACCTTTTACCCGGTCAATCTTCTTCTGAAGTGTCTGTCGTCTTTTTGCTAAATGAAGATATTCCGGTGTCTGGTGTCGTGTAGACTGCTTATCAAACTTTTCCTTGAGTTCCATGACTTTTCGGTCAAGCTCATGCAGGTAGATATTTGCCAGGATAGGGGATATAATTCCACCCTGCGGTGTACCGGAGAGTGTTGTGTGGTATTGAAAATCTTCCACATAACCTGCTTTCAGGAAAGCTCTGATAATATTGATAAATCTGCTGTCCTTGATTTTGACTTCTAACGTCTTGATAAGCACTGCATGGTCTATATTGTCAAAACAACCTTTGATGTCACCTTCTATGAACCATTTTACAGAACGAAAATTTGTCTTTATCTGGTCTAGAGCTGTATGACAGCTTCTCTCCGGTCTGAAACCATGTGACTGGTCATAAAATAACGGTTCATAGATTGCTTCCAGAAACATTCTAACCGCCTCTTGCAGAAGTTTATCTCGAAATGACGGAATACCCAGTGGGCGCATTTTTCCGTTCTGTTTCTTGATATATTCTCTGCGCACAGGCTTCGGTTTGTACTTTCCTGACCTCAATTCTTCAATCAGTTCATGCACATATTCAGCACTAAAACCGTCAGCAGTGTCGTTGTCACTTCCGGGAGTCATTGCTCCACTGTTTGCATATAATTTCTGGTAAGCTGCAAAATAAATGTCCTCTCTCAGAAGGTAGCGAAAGAGTCTTGTAAAGACTCCGTCGTGATGTTCCGAGGAACTTTTATTGACACGCTCCAAAATCTCCGATGTTGGATTCATGAGGATTCTCCTCCCTTTCATCTTCTTACTTTGGAATTAACAAACTGCTTCCCTTCGCCATGTAGTGGGCGTTATCCACCTCGGACTACTACGGAAGCTCCGTTGCCATATGGAATATTCAGTCTCGAATAGACATAGCCTTTCGGCATTTCCACTTAGGCAATCCCTGTTTAACGATGCTTATAGGCAAGTGATAACTGTCGGATATCATTTCGGTTTATCTCACGTGTTCTCACGCTTGCTTCATGACCTATAGCAGACACCATAACGAATTCAATATTATGGTGGGGTCATGAGAGTGGTTTCAGGATAATTTCCACACCCTCCCACGAAAAAGGAGCTAACCTTTGCTTTGGCAATCCAGCCTTATCCTTATGTTATCTTGTCATTGCAGGTACTACTCGCCTCATATCCTTTTGACGTTTCCTGCGTTTCTGCCGTGCTGTGTTCCCGTGTCCAGTTTCCTGTCATCGGTTAGGCAGATTGACAACCGCTCTGCTGTGCGGTGTAGAGCCTAATCTACTGTAAACATCGCCTTTTACAGGCGCACAAACTCATCCGGAACAAGATAGCCGCCCTCTGCGTCTGTACCAACCTGCAAGTCGTTGTGTACATCGATCCAGTTGCGGTTTCTGACGCTGTTCCAGAAAGCCTTCTTATAGGTGTCGCTTGCTGTACCTGTCTTTTCAGTTACATTCGGAGTTGCGGGTTTTCCGAGAACAGGAGTGGAAGTTGCTTTGTTCATTTCTGCCTCAATCTCAGCCTGTCGTTCTAGACGCTGAATTTCCTTGCCAAGGTCAACAATGGTCTGTTCCATCGCATCGTATGTCTTGGAATCTTCCTCACTGAGCACGCCATTTGCGTTTCGCTTGCTGTCAAGAAAATCACGGGCAGTATCCCAAGCCTTCTTTCTCTTTTCTCTGAGTTCCTGAATTGTCATAGCCATAATAAATTCCTCCAATCAATATTTCAAAAGTGCCAGTCTTTTTTCAAGCTGGTCAATGGGTGTGCCAGTAACGGATTCTGCTGATGCAGATACTTTGGATAAGAATGCAAATAGATTCTTCGATTTGGAATAGGTCATTGCAGTAAGTGTATCTTCTTTTTCTTCTTCATCCTGTTCTTCCTCTTTAGGAACAACAGGCATTTTCTTCTCTGCAAAGAGAATCCCGTCCACAAATCCCATTTCATGAGCCTTTTTCGCATTGAGCCAGGTTTCATCGGACATCAGCTTTGCAATCTTGTTTCGGCTGAGATGGGACTTGGTTTCGTAGGCGTTAATAATGCTCTCTTTGACTTCTTCCAGAAGTTCAATTGCTTTTTCCATATCTGCTTTATTGCCTATTGCTGATGTGGAAGGGTCGTGAATCATCATTAGGGCAGTCGGTGCAATCAAGGTTTCATCGCCTGCCATTGCCACAACAGACGCAGCGGAGGCAGCAATGCCATCAATTTTTACGGTAACCTTGCCTTTGTGATTTTTCAGCATAGAATAAATCTGACTCGCTGCAAACACGTCGCCGCCCGGTGAGTTCAGCCAGACTGTCAGATTTCCGCTTACTTTTGAAAGTTCGTCACGGAAAAGGGCAGGTGTCACTTCATCGCCCCACCAGGTATCTTCCGAAATAGGTCCGTTAAACAGAAGTTCCGTTTCTGATGTATCTTCATTTTTTACAAAGTTCCAGAATTTCTTCATTCGGTTTCTTCCTCCTTTTCTTGATTTTGATTTGCAAATGCACCTGCATCAGCAAGCTTTGTAAATGAACCATTTACAAGATAGAGATTTCCGCCTTCTTCAGCAGGAATCATATTCATATCTTCAAGTTCCCGGATGTCGTTAGCTGACATCCAGCCGTTTTGTCTTGCGGTAGCATAGCCTTGCATTCTGGAAGCATAGTCGCCACGCAGTAGTCCATCTACATTGAACTTCACGAAATACTGTCCTTTTTCAAAATCGGAAAGAAGTGCTTTCTGCAAAGACTGCTCCCAGCGAACGATCCAAGGATCAAGGCTGTATTTGACAAAGTCCAATGATAAATGTTCTACATTACTGAATGTTGCATGGTCAAGGTCACCGAGCATATGAAGCGGTACACGATACATTCTTGCGATTTCCTCAATCTGAAACTTTCGGGTTTCGAGAAACTGTGCTTCATTATTCGGAATTGCAATGGGTGTGAACTTCATGCCCTCTTCGAGGACTGCGACCTTGTGGGCGTTTCTTCCGCCATAGGCTCTCTGCCACGCATCACGCACACGTTCCGGATTTTTGATTACCCCGGGGTGTTCCAAAACACCTGACGGACTTGCACCATTTCCGAAGAATGATGCTCCATATTCCTCGCAGGCAATAGAAATGCCGATTGCATTTTTGGCAAGTGCAATCGGCGAATATCCAACCAGACCATCGAAACCTAAACCTGGAATATGCAAAACTTCATCGGCGTAAAGAATGATGTCCCCCTGTTCTTTCAGATTGGGATTTGCCTCATCGTAACGGCTGTAAATGTATATCAGGCGGTTTTTTTCATCACGGTCAACCTTCATTTTGTCAGGCATCAGAGGATACAGTCCCAATACATCACCTCTGCCATTTCGGATAATCTGTGCATAGGCATTGCCGTAAATCAGGAGGTGGGACATTAAGGTTTCTCGGAAAACAAAAGAAGTCATTTCAGGATTTGGCTGGTCGTGGAGCAAAAAGTAAAGCGGGTGCTGTGGCACTCGCTCTTTTCCATTTTCGGTATATTGGTAAACGTGTAATGGCAGCTGGGCAATGGCTTCTGACAGAACCCGCACGCAGGCATAAACCGCAATATGCTGTAAGGCTGTTCTGTCGGTGACACGTTTACCGCTGTTGGCTCTTCCAAAGAAATATGTGTAGGACGGCGAATCATAGCTGTTCTGTGGCTTATCTCTGGACTTGAAAAGTCCTGTGAAAATACCCATGAAAATCAACTCCTTTCTTGACTTTGTGTATATGGGTGTGGTATAATGAAATATAACCAGTAGAAATAAAAACATTTAAAATATCTGTAAGAAAGTGGGCGTAAAAAATATGAATGCTAAGGAAGAATACAAAGTACGGCTTGAAATGTCAAAAATGCATGAAGAGTTTATTGAGCGAATGTCGAATTCTTACGATAATAATTATTATGTAGAATCAGTATGGTACTGCTACGCCATTTTTGAGCAAAGAATAAGTAGATTAATATCAAAATACATAGATAAATGTCCATTACCTGATCGCACTGATGATAAGTCTGCTGCTATTTCAACTAGAATTACTTGTCTAGAAAAACTGATTAAAGCTAAATATGGATCATTCGATTCATTTAATAGTAATTTGTTAATTCAGATTAAACAGTGGTGTTGCGATAGAAATGAACTTGTGCATGGATTGATTAGCCTTAAACACTACAAGCAATATGATGAAGAATTCAAAGAACTTGCCAAAAGAGGAGTTCCCTTGGTTTTTGAACTGTATGATGCTTGTACAGATTTTCGTAACAAATGGTATTTATCTGATAATCCTATCAACGAATTTCCAAATAAGAATTGCAAATGCAATAAGAGAAAATGCATCAATCCTTCTTGCATATAAACTAATGATTTACAAAATCAACATCTCCCTTGAATCATAAACCGACTCATCGGACACACATCCACAGCGAATCGCACGGTCAAGAGCCATGATCATGGCAACCGCACCGTCAATTTTCTCTGTGGATTTTTCTTTGTCCGGCTTGATGTTTCCGGCAGGGTCACGCCTGATGAAAATGTTATCCATCATCCACCGAAGAACAGGGTGTCCATTGTGGGAAAGTGTCTGTTCCAGAGTCAGTTTCATCAGTTCTTTGGTCGGTGGTGACATATCTTTGTAACCCTGCCCGAACTGCACCATCGTAAAACCAAGTCCCTCCAGATTCTGTGACATCTGCACTGCACCCCAACGGTCAAATGCAATTTCTTTGATGTGAAACTTCTGCCCCAGTTCATCGATGAAGTTTTCGATAAAACCGTAGTGAACCACATTGCCCTCAGTGGTTTTCAGATAGCCTTGCCGTTCCCATACATCATATGGAACGTGGTCACGTCTTACTCTAAGGGGCAAAGTTTCCTCCGGCAGCCAGAAGTAGGGCAAAACATAATAATGCTCATCTTCATCTGTTGGAGGAAATACCAAAACAAAAGCTGTAATATCCGTTGTAGAGGAAAGGTCAAGTCCACCGTAGCAGATCCTTCCTTCAAGTTCGGATTCATCAAAAGCAACCTTGCATTTGTCCCACTTTTCCATCGGCATCCAACGCACTGCCTGCTTTACCCATTGATTGAGTCTTAGTTGTCGGAAAGCGTTCTCTTCGCCAGGAGTCTCCTTTGCAGAGTTACACGCAGCCACAACCTTATCCATGCCAATGGTCTTATCGAGTGACGGATTTGCTTTTTTCCAAACCTTCGGATCCGTCCAGTCCTCCGATTCATCTGCACCGTAGATCACAGGATAGAAAGTAGGGTCATGTTTTCTGCCTTCTAAAATGTCCTTTGCTTTCTGGTGAACTTCATAGCAAATAGAATTTGTGTCCGTTCCGGCTGTGGTAATCAGGAAATACAAAGGCTGCATTCTGGCATCGCCGGAGCCTTTGGTCATAACGTCGAACAGCTTTCTGTTCGGCTGCGTATGCAGTTCATCAAACACAACTCCGTGAATGTTAAAGCCATGCTTGGAATAGGCTTCTGCCGAAAGCACCTGATAAAAGCTGTTGGTCGGGATGTACACAATACGCTTTTGTGAGGTCAGGATTTTCACTCGCTTGGAAAGGGCAGGACACATTCGTACCATATCGGCAGCCACATCAAATACAATGGCAGCCTGTTGGCGGTCGGCAGCACAGCCGTAAACCTCGGCACGTTCTTCGCCATCACCACAGGTGAGCAGCAGGGCAACCGCAGCGGCAAGTTCTGATTTGCCATTTTTCTTCGGAATCTCAATGTAAGCCGTGTTGAATTGCCGATAGCCGTTCGGTTTTAAGATTCCAAACAGGTCACGGATAATTTGTTCCTGCCAGTCCAGCAGTTCAAATTTCTTTCCAGCCCATGTGCCTTTGGTGTGGCTAAGGCACTCGATAAAGGAAACGGCATAGTCTGCCGCCTTTTTGTTATACTTGGAATCCTCCGCCATAAAGCGTGTCGGTTTAAATCTTGCCATTGCATCACCTCCCTCAACAAAAAAGACCTGCCAAAAAGCAAGTCTATATCATTTATTTTTATGCCCCGGTGGGCTTTTTTATAATTGAGATTCTATTCCCATTGTAACCATATTACCATACAAATTCAATGATAGCAAGTCATAACGAAAAAATATACTGCACAAATATATGGCTCAGATTTTGTGTACTATATTTCTTCGGTACGAGCCACAGCCCCCTTGAATCAGGGGCTGTTTGGAAAGAGTGAGGAAGGTTTATCTTCCCGTCATACTTTCCCATTCAAATTCGCAGGCGTTTTCGTACTCCTCATCGAAAAGGGCATCGTCATCGATTTCCTTTTCCGTAAAGTCGATGCAGTCGATTTCCTCAAAGGTCGTTCCGTTTTCCTCGGCATCTGCCTTTGCAAGGCTTTCTGCGTTTTCCTCAACCCATGAGGTGAACTCCTCGTTGTCCATCCTGTGCTCGTTTTCAATCTCCAGTTCGTATTCGTAGTCCGCATCGAACCAGGTGATGACCGCCTTTGTGATTTCGGTTCTTTCGTTCCAGTCCGTTCTGTTTGCCATTGCTCTTGCCTTTGCGATTCCGTATGATACCATTGTGTTTTTCCTCCAAATTTCGTGGTTTTTTGGTTGTTTTCCCTTTCGGTAACTGTATATTACCATACCTTTCGGCGTATAGCAAGCGGCTAAATGTACAGAACATAAGGCGATATTTTCGCTGTATATTTGGTGGATCTGACACTGGATAAACTTGCTTTTCTATGGTAAAATACAGTACAATGGAAAAGGCATCTCGGAAAATCGCAGCTACCAACCAAGCCCCGCACAGTTCGCCTGTGTGGGGCTGGTTTTGACTTTGGGCAGTTTTTCGGCAAGTGCTCTGAAAGCCCACACAGGGCAAACAGGGCGGTTACATGGGGAACTTTCGGTGCATTACAGACAGGATTTTCTCCCGTTCCTCCGTGGAAACGCCGATGCTTTCCAGTGCCTGCCGAATGCCGCAGTCCGGGCAAATGGGCGTTTGGTTGTCCGTTCTGGAAAGTGCAGGCACACCAGAATATGA